GGAATGGCGAGCCGGGCAATGGTCATATGCGTGCCGCTGGCATGGGCCCACGTCTTCCCAAGCAGATCGGTCAACTGCCGCCAGCACGCCGGATCACCGGGCCCGCCCTCGATCACGACGTGGTCGACGAGCCAGCTTTCCAGACCCCGACCCCACGCCCAGACATCGACCTCGATCCGGTCCTTCTGCACGTCGGCTCCGGCGGTCAGGAACAACCCGCCCGCTGGCACCGTGCCGGATTACCAGCGCTCGCGCCGGTCATAAAGCCGCTGCCAGTCGGGAGCTTCGCCGGTCTCGACCCAAGTCTCGCCGAGGATCGTGTTGCGGAAGGCCTTGATCGCCTCGTCCGACCCTTGGGCCGCTTCCCATGACCGCACGATCCGCTCCCAACTCAGCCAGCCAATCGGCGAGTACAGCGCCGAGAGGTGATATCCGACCGTGGTCGGATCGGCGGCAGTGGCGGTCGCCCGCCATTCACCGCCCTCCAGCATTGCCGTCTTGTTGTGTTCACCAATGGGCTGGTCGCAGCCCTCGCAGTGATATTCCGCTGTTTCCGGCCGCCCCTTCTGCCAGCGCAACCGGTCGAACTTCAGCCATTGCGCATAGCCGCAGTGCGGGCACGGCACGAAATACCTTCGCTGATCGCTGGCTTCATATTCCCGCTCGATCCGGCTCAGACCCCGGATGGTGGGCGTCGAGACAAGAAAAACCTTGCGCCGGTGCGCGAAGGTCAGCGACCGCGCTTCCGCCAGCGTGACCGGATCGCCTTCCTCGTCGGCCGATGCGGGATAGGCATCGACCTCGTCGAGGAAGATGTAGCGCGCTGGGGTGGACCGCAGTCCGACCGCCGAGTTGGCGCCCGTCATGATCAGGATGCCGCCCGCGAATTCCTTGGACAGCATGGTGTTGCCCGCGTCGCGGGATCGCGCCGGTTTGACCCGCTCCCGCAGGTCAGGGCTTTCATCGATCAGCGGGTCGATCCGCTGGCGCGAGTTGCGCTTGGCCAGTTCCACGGTCGGCTGGACCGCGAGCATCGGGCCCGGTGCCTGGTGGATGGCAAAGCCGATCCAGTTGTTGCCCGCCTCGGTCGCGCCGACCTGTGCGGCCTTCATGAACACGATGCGTTGCATCACATCACCTGGCGACAGCCGGTCCATGATCTCGCGCATGTAAGGCGTGCGCGCCGTGCGATATCGCCCCGGTTCCGCCGACGCCCGGCCGGACAGCATCCGATGCCGGTCCGCCCATTGCGAAACGGTCAGGTCCGGGTCTGGCGTCAGCCCCGCGCCCCAGGTGCGCAGGATTTCCGCTGCGCCGTCGAAATCAGTCAGGCTGTCATCGTCACCGGAAGTCAGGCCGGACCTCGGCAAGTTCGTCGAGGTGAGCGCGTACATGTTTTTCCAAGGCCTTCTGCATTACGGCCGGCTCCACGCCCAGTTCCGCCGCCATCAGCGCAGACGAGCGCGCGGGCCAGTTCACCCAAGCGTCCCGCACCTCCCGCGCTAGGCGAAACACCAGCGACACCGCGCGGGCCCGCTCGATCAACTCCCCCTTCAGCTTCTGCAGCCGGATCCGCCGCTCCTGCGCCTTCAGCACCTCGTTGGCGGTTTTCGCCTGAAGGTAGGTCGTGCCCCCGCCAACCGCCGGGACCGCCAGACCCTGTTCGCGCAACGTGTCGCCCACGGCGGCCACAGCCGCTTCGGGCACCGGCTTTAGCTTGGGCTCGGGCGGCTTCCGGGTCTTCGAAGGATCGGTCGTTTCCGCCCGGCGCACATCGCTGGCGGCCGCGTTGATGCTGCCATCGGCAAAAAGCACAAGCCGTTCTGCGGTCTTCGCCTTCTGGATCGCGCCCCGCGACAGGCCGACATGCGCAGCGTACTGACGCTCGCTCATGCCCTGCATTGACGGCTCCGATTATCATTCAAGATCATGCGCTTATCTCGTTGATAAGCATCGCGGACAGAGCAAACGTCCTTTCAGAAGGACGATGCAACTCACTTGGGAGCCACCGAAATGACCCGCCGCGCACAGGACAACACGAAAGCCCTCGATGCCTTCATGGGCAAGAAGGCCGAGATCGACGCGATGCTCGCCCGACTTCAGGCGCACAGCGACGACCATTTCAACTTCGATCCGGAAGCGGTCAATTGGGGCAGCGTCGGCTCCATCAGCAGTGTCGCCAGCGACCTCCGGAAGATCACCGACTTCCTTTTCGGCGAGGGAGAACACGCCGAGTAACCCACCCAGCCATCGCGCCAGCCCCGCCCTGCGGGGCTTGGCCCCGTAGAAGGGCCCACATCCCGCGCGCCCCGACACGGAGAAGAAGATGACACAACTTTCCGACACCCAAGCCCTGATCCTGAGCACCGCCGCCCAGCGGCCCGAGCGCATCGCCCTGCCGCTGCCCGAGAGCCTGCGCGGCGGGGCCGCCGCAAAGGTGGTCGGCGCGATGATCGCCAAGGGCCTCCTGCAGGAGGTCGACGCCGACCTGCGCAAGGGCGAACCCATGTGGCGCGAAACCGGCGACGGCCACGGTGTCACGCTTGTCGCCACCGACGCGGGCCTCGCCGCCATCGGCATCGAGCCTGAGGACGCAAACACCGCGCCCGTGGGCGCGACGGACGCGCCAACCAGCGAAGCCGCACCTGACACCCCCAGCGAACCAGACGCCGCGCCCAAGGCGCGCACACCGCGCGAGGGCACCAAGCAGGCCACGCTGATCGCCATGCTGCGCGCGCCGGACGGCGCGACCATCGAGGAAATCATGGCGGCGACTGGCTGGCAGTCGCACACGATCCGTGGTGCAATGGCGGGTGCGCTGAAGAAGAAGCTCAAGCTCGAGGTCACTTCCGAAAAGGTCGAAGGGCGCGGGCGGGTTTATAGCTTAAAGAACGACTGACGGAGGGCTCCCAACTTCGACGATCCTGAGCCGCCCCAAGTAAGGCGGCTCATCCCCAAAAATATGGCTTTCGGCCAATTCTCGGCTCGAACGGGTGCACCACGGCGTCGCAGTTTTCGCGTCCGTAGGCAGCGAAGACCTTCCGCACCTGATCTTGGTCTTCTGGTGTCTCAACCCAAGCGCCTAAAAGATAATCGGGAGTGATAGAACCCATTACCTGCACCTCGGTCTCAGGAAAGGTCGGCCAATTAGATGGAAGACCGTGCGCCTCTCGGAACCCGGTTCCGCGTTCATCCAAGTTTACCGAACAGTCAGCGAATATTCGTTCGAGCGCGAAGCCGCCGTACCTCTTGCCATGCTCATATTTAGTCGCGCTTGTTGCGGCACCATACCGATAGAAAAGGCAGTGATGGTTCCACAAGATGCTCGGGTCGAAGCTTAGGATCACCCAAGACGCGCCGCCGGATCGATAGCGCTTTGCCTCGAACATTTTTGGATAGTAGCACGATATGGACACTGAAATCGCGCCGTCCTGTCCATCTAGGCGGTCGACGTCGCTGGCGAAAGCGTCGTAGTCAGCGTGCTGAAGAACCGACCGACTGTGAAGTCCGTGCTTCGCGATGCCTGATAGGTTTTCGAGCAACGTGAAGTGCAGGACATGCTCAATGCCCCGATCATCCACCACTGCGGCGATGTGATCTGCGATCTGCTCCGAGTACGTCTTCTTGCGTGCCATTCCGCGACCTGCCGACCTTCAAGCGAAGGATTACGGGATACGGGGCGAAGCGGGAACCCGTATTCGCCCTGAGGACCTAAAACACGGCGACTACGGAAGCGTGGTTTCGTCATGGGGGCCAACAACTTGCACCCGGATCGCCTCAAACAACCGCCGCAAGGCGTAGCTACGGCCAATAGATATGATTGTGAACACCGCGCCCATCTTCAGGTTCTGCGCCAGCGTCGTGTGCAGCCCGAAGATGGGGAAGATCAGGATCTGCGTGACGACCGCGACGCCATAGCCGACGACCACGTTGGCGACGGACTCGACCAGCGACATGGCGCGCGACTGCTTCATGTCGCCACGTCATCTATCGGCCAGCAATTCAGCTGCCAAAGTTCGCAGCGCATGCGCCGCAACCAGCGGGACCACGCCGTTGCCACAGAGGCGAAGCCGGTCCACCCGGTGGGCCAGCCCATCAGCGCCTCGACGAACAGCGGGTTCAAGGTTCGGCGCACATCGGAGGTATCGCTCCCACCCATCGGCGTCACCAGGACCTGGCGGCCAAGCAGGCCGTTCACGGGCGTGTTCGCCAAGGTCGTC